AAACAAGATGGGATTATTTGATAAACTATTTAGCAAGAAGCAGGATGAGACTCCTGCTGTTGCTCCTAAGAAAACAAAACGAGCAAAGAAAGAAAAAGCTCCAGAGCCAGTACTAACTGAAAAAGAACGAGCAACGGCTGCAGGTGAACCTTATGTTAGTATTTTAACTTTTGAACTTGATCCTAACAATGTAAACTCAGGTGCTTTTGAATTAGATTGGAACAGTGTCTTCATTACTCAACTTGTAAAAGCAGGGTATATGAAAAAGAAAGAAGATACGGATCAGGATATCGTGGATCGTTGGTTCAATGACGTTTGCCGAAATGTTGCACTTGAATTGTATGAACAGGTTCAAGCGGATCCTGATAACAGAGATATGGCTGATATGCGTACCATCATAAATCGTGACTTAGGCAACGGTCGTACAGAAGTTAGTTAAAAGTAGTACAAATAAAAAGGTTGACAACAAATGGTTTTGGTTGTATAATTTAACTATTAAACAACTAGGAACAGACATGCCAATGTCAATGACATTTGAAACTTTCAAACAAGAATGCGAGGACCGTGGCTACGAACCACGGAAACACGAAAATAAAATTTGGTATATCTTTAGTAACAACGGCATTAAGTGTGAAATTAAGGTACATCACTATACTGTTGGATGGTCTTCTAAACTAGAAGATATGGCTGAAATTCGTAAGCGATTGTTGGACGTGGGGTTTACTGAGAAAAAAGGCAAGAGATCCGAAAAAAGAAAAGATGAAAAAGATTTTATGAACATACCATTTGATGGTGATGTTTCTGAAAACTTTTGGGTTATCGTTGGTATAATTGAATCCATAGAATCAATCGTTAAAAAAGTTCGCGGACAAGCAATCAAGCCAATTGCACGTGAGGTATCTGAACGTAACATTTTTGAAAAGATTGCCAAACGTTTCCGATACTTTATTGACAACGAAGATGGGTTTGGTTTAGAAAACGCTCGTGCATTACTTGAAGGTGATAGTATTGACCACTTGATTACAATTGGAGAATCAGTTAATCGTACAAAAGAAAATAGTTACCGAGAACATATTGTACCTTGTATTTTGGTGTTTAATCAAGCAGTGACTATGACAATGGAGAAACGTAGTATCACCGAAGTTGCCCAAATGATTAAACACAATCTAGCCATTGTGTTGATTACTAGAGAAGAAGCTGAACTGCTAGACAATGAATTGGACATGCAAACAAGTATGCCTGAAGGATGGGAGTTTGGTCATGATGTGTTTGCTAGATTGAATGTTGCCCAAATTAAATTGAAATAACTTGACAAAATCTAAATATACGTATATAATACACACATGAAATACGCACTAATCGACACCGCTAACACCTTCTTTCGTGCTCGTCATGTTGCATCACGCAATAGTGATCCATGGGAGAAGGTGGGTATGGCCCTACATTTAACACTTGCTAGTGTCAATCAAGCAGTGAAACGTTTTGGTATTGACCACGTAGTCTTTTGCCTGGAGGGGAAATCGTTTAGAAAGTCTATCTACCCACAATACAAGGCACATCGTGCAGTTGCAGTGCAAGCAATGACTGAGGAAGAACAGATTGAGAATAAACTTTTTTGGGACACTTACGCAGAATTTACGGATAATTATTTAAAGACTAAAACAAATTGTAGCGTATTGCGTCATCCCGAAGCAGAGGCTGATGATGTGATTGCACGTTTCATCCACTTGCATCCAAACGATACACACTATATTATTAGTACAGACACTGATTATGTACAACTAATTGCTAACAATGTTCATCAGTATAATGGTGTTAGTAACGAACTTATTAAACTTGATGGCTACTATAATGATAAAGACAAACTAATCATTGACAAGAAAACTAATGAGCCTAAACTATTAGAGGATCCTGAATACTTATTGTTTAAGAAAATTATTAGAGGTGATACTTCCGACAACGTTTTTACTGCATATCCAGGTGTGCGTGAGGTTGGAAGTAAGAATAAAGTTGGCATTCGTGAAGCGTTTGCGGATCGTCACAAGCAAGGATTTAATTATAATACTTTTATGTTACAACGTTGGACTGACCATGATGGTAACGAGGTTCGTGTAAAAGATGCTTATGAACGAAACAAAACATTGATTGATTTGAAGGCACAACCTCAGGACATTAAGGACAAGGTTGATTCAATGATTAAGAATGATGTCCGTTCTACAACTATCCCAATGGCGGGAATTCACTTATTAAAATTTTGTGGTAAGTATGAACTTAAAAAAATTGCAGACAATGCTGAGAATTATAGCAAGTGGCTTAATAGCCCGTATCAAGGTGTACTACATGAAGAAACTACCTAATCAATTATATTCGGGTCTTTTTGAGATTGTAAAAGATCACACAATGTATTATTATAGCAGAGTTGGTCCTGAATATTGTCATTTAACCGATGAAGGTAAGGAGGCTGTATTACAGTGGATAGAAATCATGGCACCGCAAATGCATAAAAAAGAACAAGCAGAATTAGACCTTCGTGCTAAACAAATGGTTTGGAATGAGTTGAAGAAATGAGTACAGTAAAAATTGTACAGGGTGATAGAGATTTTTATATGGTAGATGGTATCAAGTTGGTACCTCGTGCCTGTATTGAAATTTCAGAATCATGTCCTGATTATTTAAAGAGTATGATTTTAAATGCTGTAAGTAACGGTGAACTACAAGCAGTTGCGTATGTACCTGAAAAAGAATTATTTTGGGAGAAGCTATCAGCATGACTAAAGAAGTATTTTATAAGAAAGTTGGCAAACGTTATATACCTGTAAGTGAATATGACAGTGAGTGGTCAAAATCATTTACTGAAGGTGCACATTTAGTAGTGGTGGAAAAGCCCGGTGTCACCAGCTATAAGTATAACATTCAACCTAACTATGCAGCATTGATTGCTGCCGGTCGTGTTGCTGAGGAAATGATTAGCAAAACAATCATGGATGCAACCGAGTTACGTTTTACTAATAAAATAAGAGCAAAAGACATTACGCCTGAACAACGAGCAGCATGGGAACGTCTAGTAGAATTGCTTGGCCCTGAGGCACAACAACTAGAATGGCCCAGTGCTAGAGAAGCTGCACAACGTGCAGTTAAAGTTTTAGAACATGAAGCAGAGAAACTATTGAATGTTCCTGCTGTAAAGAAAGCCTACGAACATTTTATGTTTGTAGCAGCATTAACAAAGGATGAAAATGAACCTAAAAGCTAAACCAATTATAAACGGAGAATACTGGGTAATTACTGATGGACAAAAGAAGATCGGTAATGTACTTAGTGATGGTAGTGGATTTGATGTTAAGATTGGCAACAACATTGAACATTATGCGTCCACTAAACAGATTGAAAAGAAAATCAATATTGAGTTTGAAAAGATTGCAAAGAAAGCAAAGAAAGATATTCAAGCACCTTTCGCAGTCTTTCCTACTGATTCAAATCGCATCTATAACAGTTTCTATGATGTGCAACGTAAACTACACATCTTTACAAAGACTGCCAAAAGTAAATGCTATCATGTTGCTGGTTGGTTTGCAGTTAAGCAAGGTGAAGAATTTCAACCAGTTTTTTGTCCAAAGTATATCTTTATTCAACGTTATGAATACATTGGCCCCTTCAAAACAAAAGACGAGGTAAATAGTAGCATAAATAACGTATGAGTCAAATTAAGAAGTTTATGGAGCGCATCTCTTTGGCAGAAGCTAGAAGCAGTAAGGATGTTTCTATGACTTTGAATGATGCCAAACTATTGCGTGATGAAATCATGACCATGCTATTGGATAAAAAATCTAGTAACAAAGAAGAGGTTATAGAAGTAGTCGTGCGAGGAAACAAGTGGTAAGTAATGAGCAGAACACAACCAAAAGTTCTACTTGAGATAGTAGACAAGACAACTTATAAGTGCGACCAGATTGTAGAAGCAAGTGGCATATGGGCTGTGTTCTTTGACGGACAACCTATAAATCTAAAGAGCCAACACTACCTGGATAATGAAGCTGTGCCTAAATATAAGAAAACAAGTTTTAGTAATCCAGGTCACGCTCGTAACCTGTGTCGTAAACTGAACAAGCAATTTAAAAGTGATAAATTTACTGTGGTGTTTATGAACAACGGCACCGTGGTTTATCCAGATGAGTAAGCCAACATACAAAGAACAAATAACACAAACTGTTTTTGAACAGATTAATGATCCAGTGTTGACCATTGAACAGGCTTACAAACAATGGTGGCAAAATCCCAGACGTGACGGTGGACTAAGATTAACACAATTAGGTGATCTTAGTTTCCGCCTTGTTGGCTTAGAATATCACGACCACCCGATCAAGACAAAGAATCAAAGTTATTACCACTTTGTGTTAGAGCTTGATAAGAAAATCAAATGTCCCTATTATGTTGATGTAAATACTAGTGACAAGGCAAACAAGCCTTTCATTAGACTATACGATGACCGTATTAGCATGATGCTAAATTTATACGGGGACTTAGATAGTTACTTACAATCAGTGAGAACAAAATGACCGAACAAAAGAAAAGCAAAAACCCATTCATTAACATGGCTAACGAAGCCAAAAACAAAAATCAAAATCAACATCCTGGATTAGGTAAAGCTCCAAAATCTCAGGGTCCTAAACCAACAAAAGGTTTTGGTTCAAGTGTCATGCGTAAAACAGGGCGAGGTGGTTGATATAGTTGTCAACTAAATAGACTAGTAAGGCGTTATATAACATTAAGGAGTAAACCCTATGAAACAAGTTCTAACAATCATTTTGGCATCAATGTTCGCATTGTGTGCAATGGCAGAAGAAGGTACTAATGGTCCAGTTAAAGAAGGCAAGATGTTGCTTGCTAAGAAAAAGGATCATAGCAAAGATAAGAAACCAGAAGCACCTAAAAAGGCTGAACCAAAAAAGAAGTAATTAGAGACAACTCTCTACACTTTTATTACAAAGTATTGTATAATACAGTCTCACAGGTACTAAATACTTGTGCAGTTACAGTTCTGTAAAAACTGATACACTTAAACACACACAGGAGAAAATTATGTTTAGTACATTCGCACATTCCGGCGTTGACGCCATTCAAACAGCAAAGAAACAATTCGTTGATACTTTCGCTCCAACACAAGAAATCAAAAAAATCAGCAATGAATTTGTAGATGCTCAAAGTGAGTATACAAAGAAAGCTATTGATACAGGTGTTAAAACTGCTACTGATTTTATGGAATTGTTGACAGACCGCACCCCTTATGTAGAAGCACAAAAGTTTTTTCAAAACTTCTTCCCTTCTACTGCTCCAGTAGCCAAGAAAGGTAAATAATCATGTTTATCGTTCTAGTCATTTTGGCTTTGGTATTTACTGCGGGGTTAATTGTTAACTTCTTTAAAGAGAAGACTTATGGGTCTAGCTTGGAACAATATATCCTTGATAATAACCCACAAACTACAAGTGATGTAGAACGATTAACTGTTGAATATGACTTGAAAACTTCAAGAGGTTCATTATGAAAAAGTTTTTTAAAGCATTATTAGAGGCAATCATTGCCGCTCGTATGGCTAAGGCAAAACAAATCATTCGTGGATCATGATTAGCCATACCAACATATATCGTCTAAAAGACTATGCGGCTCACTTGAAAAGTCTGACACCAGAAGATAAAGCAAGTCGCTTTGGTCACATCGTCAATGATACTGTCATTGACCAATTAATACTGCAAATGGTCTATCATCCTTTAGACCATGAATTGTGGTATCATAAAATAGATGATAGTATTGTTGGTTGGGGACACATGGCAAAGAATAATGATGGGTCTTGGGAACTTGCTGTATCAGTAGAATATGATTATCAACGACAAGGTATTGGTAACAAACTTATTGTTGAAATGATGACATGGTCTAAGTTTCACAAGATTCCTGAAGTATTCATGCACTGCATTGAAGATAACAAGGTTATTCAACATCTAGCATCAAAGAACGAGTTAAGAACAAAAGAGCGTGGATACGGTGAGCGTACTGCTGCTATTGAAGTTACTGAACCAACATTCTTTGAAACCAATTCACAACTCTGGAAAGAGCAAAGTGAAATCATGCATGAGTTTGGTAGGCTACGCAAGCGTTTAACAAACTTATGGGGTAATGCAATATTACCATAATGATTGAAACAATAATGTAACAATCATAAAATAAACACACATACACAAGGAGACATAAAATGTCAGATAAAGAAAATTCATTCACACCAAAACTTCCAGAAGTTAAATTCAACAAAAATGGTTACGAGATTCGTGCCGATGTACTAGCAATGGCTAAAGACATTGTGATGCAAGATTATCAAGTCAAGTTCGCAGGATGGGAAATGACTGCTAAGAAAGTTGATGGTCAAGTTATTAGTACAGTTGCTATGCCAGAGTTTCCAGGTATGGACAAGATCATTGAAACTGCTGAAAAGATGTATGGCTTTGTGAATCAGAGTAATAAAAAGTAATACTTAGTACTACTGTTACATTTTTACAACACCCCGCTTGCGGGGTTTTCCATTTGTTGACAATAAATCATTTTGGTTGTACAATACATGTATTGAAACGAAAAGGAAAAACATGTTTACAGTCAAACAAACAACTTTGATGAACACCTTGGGTATTGTGTCTGACAAAGAACGCATGGACACTTATATGAATTATTGCGAGATTGAGTGTGAGTTGCGGGCAAACGGAATTAGTACTATTTCATTCACACAATTCCTTCAAGCAACAGTTGATTATGAATTGAGCAAAGCCAAACAAGAGGCTTGACAATAAATCGTTTTGGGCATATAATAGAGTCTTAATCAGTTGAAACAAGGAGTCTGAAATGTCGTTTGAAAAAGAAGTTCTCGCTAAAGTTGCTACAGTTCTTAAAGACGAAGATTCTGCTAGTTTCTTTTGTGGCTCATTGAGCGTGATTTGTGACGAAAATCAAGCCCGCAAAATCTTTCACAAACTTACAAAAGACTACAAAAACAAAGTTCAAGTTTCCAAAGATGGCTCTTACGGCTATATCTACGACTTCATTGCTTAATAAGGAATTGAAAATGTCTCTCACACCCTTGACAGAACGCCAAAAGTCTTTGATTGTTTCTAACATCGTCAAAGCATGTCGTAGTATTGATAACCTCAACAAAACTGGTTACAACTTCATTTACCTGTGTTCAGGCTTTATTGCTCATTATGACTTGTATGGTTTCATTGCAAGCTATACAGGTGAATCGTTGAAGCGTGACATTTTGTCCTATGCTGGTCAAAATCAGTGGCGCAACTTCCATGAAGGTGAGCGTGACTATGAATATTACATGAGCAAAAAAGATGTGTACAATCGTATTCTCGCACAAATCGTTTAAGGAGTTAACATGAAAACATTTATTCTTGGAACAATTTTCGGTATCATTGTCTCTACTGTGGGCTTCTCAGGCATCGCTAAAATGCTTGATAACGGTGTAGAGAAAACAAAGGCTATCGCAGTTGAAGGGGCGAAGTAATGGATAAATGGATTTGCATCTGCCTTGTGGGCTTGATTGGTGGTATGTTTGCTCCAGTATGCGTAAGTGAATATGCTAAAGGACAATGTCGTACGGAGGCAATCCACGCAGGTTACACAACTGACGACATTCTCAAACTTTGTAAATGAAATTCAAACGACAACAACTGGAGGATAAAATGGGTTTAGATATGTACTTGGATGCCAAGCGTTTTCTTTGGTTCAATGAAAATGACTTGAGTAAA